AACCGTCAGCAGAGGAGTGGGATCGGGTCATCGAGTTCCTACAACAATGGAAGGAAGAGCACACATGATACTAGGCAAGCTGAAGGAGATACTCGTCGACTTCCCAAACGACCTCGAGGTTCAGATCCGAGCTAACGATGACGGAGGCGACGGCATTGAAGATGGTGATTACCTCGTCATTCATGACGACCGTAGTGTCACCATCGAGTACCAGATGGTAGTCATCATCGCCGACAAGGAGTACGACGAGGAATGAAGACCATCAATACCTTCATCAAAGAACTCCGTGCGTTTCGTGAAGAGTTCGGCAACGTTCCCGTTGTGTTGGAGGACGGGACTGATCCCGCTATAGAGCCCGGCAAACGAGCCAAGACTGAAAGGGTAGCGGTGGTCATATGACTATGCACAGACACGTAATCCTCAACCTAGACCGGAGCATTAAGATCGCCAGTATCGAGGAAGGTGATACCGAAGCCTTCCGTAAGGTTACTGGAGATTGGTGTGACTTCACCACGATCTACAAGGACCGCTACTACATCATGTCTATTGCGGTAGATGACAACGGTCTAAACAAGAATCTACCCGTCAACGCTCTTGCAAGCGGTCTGCGCGGAATCTTCGTATTGCAGAGTCACCCCTTGGTAGGTCCGGCCGTACTTTGTGCCGCCAATGCCTTCGGTGAATCTGTTGACGTCCCTCAGGACTGGATCGATCTTGTCAACTCCATCCGGAAAGTAGTACGCAGTGCCTAGCGTTCTATTCAACTACCGTATCGATGACAAGACAGTTTCTCCTAAACAAGCTGCTGTAATAGCACGTGAGGCCTTGTTAAGAGAATGGGATCCTTACCATTGGCACCTAGATAGTGTGACTGAGACGCCAGCCTACTACATGTTTGCCTTCTCAGCCATGATCCATATGGAAGGATGGAGGGGTGACAACGAGACCGTGGAGGATTAGAGACTTCAGAGATTGGCCTCCCTATACACACACGTACGGGTCTATAGACACAGCGTTAGCATCTGCTATCGTTAGGTGTATCCACGATCCTAACGACATAGGGATCTTGATTGAAAATCGTGACACCAAGGAGGTGTTCCAGGTCTATCATCTGGGTAAGAAGCACGTAATCGTAACCCACATGACGTTCGGACCTGACAACAAATGGATGAAGTGGTGATATGACAAACATAGTCGACAAACTCTTCGAGTTCCAAAAGGAAGACGTAATCTTCCTCGGGGTCAAGTCGGCTGTACTCATAGCAAATGAAATGGGTACCGGTAAGACCTACGAGGCAATAGTACGTGACCTTATAATCCGTGAGAAAAGTACGGATGGACCCTTTAATGCCTCTCAATGCAACACGCTCGTTGTAGCTCCGCTTACGACTCTTGAATCAACGTGGAAGTTCCACTACAACGAGCTAACAGACCTACACGTCACTATGGTCGATCCCAAAGACCGAAACAAGAGTTGGGCAGAGTTCCTGTCCCATGGTGGTGTGTTTTGTGTACACTGGGAAGCACTGCGGTTAATGCCAGACCTCGCGAAGCTGAACTGGACGCACATCATTGCAGATGAAGTCCACCGGGCGAAGAATCGTAAGGCGCAGCAGACACGGATGCTGAAGACCATTCCGGCAGAGTTCAAGTCTGGTCTTTCCGGCACTCCAGTGGTAAACCGTCCGGACGAGATGTGGTCGATCCTAAACTGGCTGTATCCCAACCAGTACAGGTCGTATTGGAAGTTCGTCAACATGTACGTAGAGTTCGTGACCGAGTTCAACAAAGGTCATCAGTACAGACGAATCCTAGGACCTAAAAACCTCGATCACCTGCACGACGCGATCAAGCCGTTCTACGTACGACGTAGGAAGCAAGACGTGTTGAAGGACCTGCCGGAGAAGTACTACACCGAGATCAAGGTTAGCCTTACGCCTACACAGCGCAGGGTTTATAACCAGATGCGTGACGAAATGATCGCGTGGATCGGTAAGCACGAGGACGAAGTATTGCCAGCCCCTGTGGTGATAGCGCAGTTGACCCGGTTGCAACAGTTCGCTTGTGCCTACGCCGAGTTCGATACTAAGACCGGAAGGATCAGGCTCAGTGAGCCAAGCGCCAAGTTGGACGCGCTCGAGGAAATACTCGACGACACCGAAGAACAAGTGGTTGTATTCAGTCGATTCAAACAGCTCATTTCCCTACTGGGCAAACGTCTGGAGGATCGATCTGTACCCTACGTGGGCCTTACGGGTGATACTCCTCAGGAGAGCCGGGCCGGCCTCGTATCAAAGTTCCAAAGGGGTGAAGCTCGAGCGTTCATTGGGACGATTGGAGCTGGAGGGATCGGTATCACCCTACACGCAGCGTCAACAGTCGTCTTTCTCGATCGCGATTGGAGCCCGGCTCTTAATATCCAAGCAGAGGATCGGCTTCATAGAATCGGCCAGAAGAACGCTGTCCAAGTCATTGACATCATGGCGAGAAACACGGTTGACCTCGGCAGGCAACAAAGACTTAACATGAAATGGGAATGGATCCGAGCCATACTCGGTGACACAAAGAAGGAGGCACACATATGAGTCCACCGCCAGTTAACGACGACCCCTATCAGTCATTCGCAAACGAGCCACTAGATCCACTGAACATGGAGGCTGTAGCTGCGAATGCAGAGCAAGACTTCGATATGAACCAGGTTATTAGGCACAACCAGTACATCGGTTGGGTGCTATGGGTTATTAAGTACGTAGCCCCGTTTACTCTTGTTCATAAGGGCGGTAACCAGATCGGTATAGACAACGAGGCACTCAGGGAAATCACCTTGGTGGTTCCTTATCCGCCGGAGGACTGGAGCCCATGAGTGACCTAGTGAGGTGGTGGAACCCTGAGAAGCCAATCAGACTTAGACATAAGTTTCTTGGTTCCGATGGTAGGTTTCACCTGTCAGAATGTTTGCTTGTTGAACACAGCGGCGAGGGCTACCGCTGTACATGTAAAGACTGGTATCCAGACTGAAAGGGCACAATGACACAAGTTGGAACACCAATAACCACGGCTCAGGCTTGCTGGGCCATACTGAAGGAACTTAATACGCCTATCGTAGGTGACCTCGAGAAGTACTCGTCCGTTGGCTACGCCCTACAAGGACTACATCGTGAGGAAGTTTGGAACTGCCTCTCGAGTGGTGAGAAGCGTCTGGTTAGTATTGCTCAGGGCCTATACAGCAATGACGAGAACCTCGAGGGATCAGGCGTTGCAGCACTTAGTGGTCTCGATGGGACCCTAAGGCGTAAGGTATGGATCATCATAGGCTACCTGATTCTAGGCCGAGATGTTCTTGACAACTTTCCCGAGTACGACTTCAGCAACATAAAGGAGCGGTGATGGAAACGTACGCAGACAAGACCAAGGAAACCAAGAACTACGTCGTGTACACCAGTGACGATCTGGGTACGATTTACGTTCCCAAGAAGTGGGTCGAGACTCTTGGTAATCCGAAGAACATTAAGATCACAGTGGAGGCTGGGTGACCATTGGACCATTCGCACTGACTCAGTGCAAGACACTGTTGGACGACGAGTTCAAGCGTCTTCCGAAGGTAAACTACGCCATGGAGCCAAAGATTGACGGCTGGCGAATCCAGGCGGACATCGATAGCGACGGAGTGTGTTTATGGACACGCACCAACCATATCGCAACCGGTAAGGTACCAGAAGCCGAAAGCAAGCTGCAACGAGCGGGTGACATGCGGCTAGATGGGGAAATGGTATACCTAGACCTCGAAGGCCGCCCAGACTACAACTGGACCGCAAGATGCTTAGGTAGTGGGGTTGAGGTTTGCGTAGACAAGCAGTACGAGGCAAACAAGCATCTGACGTACGTGGTCTTTGACATTCTACGACTCGGAGATCAAGACCTACGCAGACGGCCCTACATGGAGCGACGGAAGCTTCTTGAGGAGATGCCTGAAAGTGACTACGTCAAGATCATCCCGATCGCTGAGCCTACTCTCGGTCAACACCTCGAGAACCTCGACCGTTATGAGGAAGGGTCCGTCCTGAAGGACCTATCGGCGGCTTATGCGGGTCGACGCCATAAGAGCTGGCTTAAGTGGAAGTATCAGCCAACTGTTGATGCCAAGATCATAGGGTTTAAGATGGCGAATCCCGGCAAGTTCGCGGGGCTCATTGGAGCAGTACACTTTCGTTCCCAAGAGGGCGTTGAGGGTTTTTGTAGCGGTATGGATGACGAGACCCGTGTTCAACTCACGAACCACAGGGAGGAGCTCATAGGAACTTGGATCGAGATTAAGCACTTCGGGCTTCTCGTCGACGGATATAGGCACCCTCAGTTCCTTCGGTTTAGGCCAGACAAATGACGAAAAGCACCTGGCCGGACTGGGCAGAGAGTTGGGATGGACGTAAGCATTGTAAAAAGTGCGGTGCTCGTCTGGTAGTTGTTCAGACCTATACAGGCTCCCTACGTTATGGTATATGCAGTGATTCAGGACGGAAGCAGGACAACTGTGACGCGACCTGAAGAACTAAGGGAAAAGCAGAACCTACCTAGGTCTAAGGGGCAAGCTGGCAAGCTGAACCGTCGGTGTCCCCTGTTCGGCGGATTTTGTGATCAGGGAGTGCTGATAGGGGAATGTCCAAACCGCAAACATTGTGTGAACCTGGCCGCCACGTCGTTTGCCTCACCTACGATCGAATCTGGTTCAAGCCCTGGAGGAAGCGATACTACCTCCAATGTTACAAATGCGACCTAAAGATCCGCGAGTAGTCCAAAGGTCCTCTTGAAGGTCACGGTGGTTCTCATATAAAATGAGTATAACAACCTCAATCAAAACGGACCCATGGAAACAGATGTAACTCAGATAATCAGAACCAGTGACAGAGGATACTTTAAGAAGTGCCGACAGCTTTGGGACTTCACGTCTAAGATACGCCAAAACTATGAACCTCTTCAACGTGCAGAGTACTTCGAGTTTGGTTCGGCCATTCATGCAGGCATGGAAGAATATTATGACCCTGCAGGATGGTGTGTAAGTATCAAGGCCGCAGAGAATCGGGCCAGGCAAGCCTTCCTCGACTACATATCCAAGGTTGAACAAGTAGTCAAGCTAGGCGCACTTGAGTTCGAGATGGAGTTTAAGGAAGCTAGACAACTAGGACTTGACATCCTAGAAAACTACTTCCTTTGGGCCCCGAAGAACGACAAGTTCACTCCACTGTATGTTGAGGTGGAGTTTAGCGTCGAGATACCAGGTCTAGGTGTACCATACCAAGGACGCGTGGACCTAATCATCGAAGACGACTTCGGTTACTGGATCGTCGACCACAAGACCGCCCAGCAGTTTGGTGCCGTTGAGTGGTTGTGGTTAGACGATCAGTGTAGTTCGTACGCGTGGGCTCTGAAGAAGATGCTAGGCCTTGAGATACGTGGAGTCATCTACAACCAGATCAGGAAGAAAGCACCCCACCCTCCGAACATGCTCAAAAATGGTGGCCTATCTGTAGCTAAGAATCAGGACACGACGTATGAGCTGTACCTCAAGACACTCCAGGACGGTGGCTACAAAGTCTCGGCGTACCAAGACATGCTGGACTTCTTGAAGACGAATCCGAAAGAGTTTATTCGTCGAACACGTATCCAGTTTACGCCTAAAGTTCTAGAACTCGTTGAGAAGAGAGTAGTGGCAGAGGCCCGGGAAATGCTGGGCAATCCAGCGATTTATCCCACGCCTTCTCCCTGGAACTGTAACGGCTGTCGTTTCTTCCAACCATGCCTCGCAATGCACGAAGGTTCTGATTACCAACTCATACTAGACCAGAACTTTGTGAGGAGAAGCGGTGAGTGACGCAAAAGCATTAGTGAAGGATTTGATCACAAGGGAAGAACCTGCAACAGTCTTAACCCTTGACACGATCGCTGGCATGAAGGTTAGTAGTCCCGCCCTTTGGGAATACATCAACCTGTTAGTGTACGGTCAGCCGGGCGTAGGTAAAACACGGCTCGCTGGCAGTGCTTCTAAGGTGCCGCAGATGAGTCCAGTACTCTTACTCGACTTTGAGGGTGGAACACTTTCGTTGGCGAGTGACTACGGTGATGTAAATGTCGTACGTTGTCAGTCGTGGACATCAGTGGACCGACTGTACGGTGCCTTGTATGATAGGAATCCGTACAAGACCATCGTGATTGACTCATTGAGCGAGACCCAGAAGTTCTCCATGAGTCAGATCATGCGTGACGTAGTAGCAAAAGATTCCGAGCGTGACCCCGATGTGGCAAGCTTGCGAGAATGGGGCAAGAACGGGGAACAGATCCGACGATTGGTTCGGGCGTTTCGTGATCTTCCGTGTCACACCATATTCACCGCCTTGGTAACGGAAGACAGGGACGAGCGGACCAACACGTGGAGGACGAGTCCAGGCCTATCTGGGAAGTTGAAAGGTGAGGTCGCGGGCTACGTCGACATAGTAATGTTCATGTACAAGAAGGAGGTAGGAAAGCTAAACGAACGTGAAGTTCGAACCCTCGCATTGACTCAAGGAACGGAGCGACAAATCGCGAAAGACAGAAGCGGTATGTTGCCCGTGATCATGGAATCACCAACCATGGAAGACATATACAAACTGATCATAGGACAGGAGAAAGCGGCATGAGAATCGACCTAACGGGCGTTGAGGATCGGAGTTTTGAGGCTCTGCCAGCAGGGCGCTACAAGGTCAAGTTGACCGACTACGAAATGAGGGAGACGAAGGGCGCCGAGGGTGCCAAGCTCCCCAAGGGTACTCCCATGATCAACTGGGAGTTCACCGTTGTCAGTGACACAAAGGGTGATGAGCAGTACAAGAACCGGAAGCTCTGGAGCAACAGCATCATTCACCCGACTACGATGTTCAACCTCAAGCGCCTTCTCAAGGCGTCGGGCCTGTACAGCGAGGAAGACCTGCAGGGGGACCTCGACTTCGACCCCGAGGAAATCGTTGGCAACAGCGAGGAGATGGTCGCTGTTGTGTCACAACGGACCTACAACGGTGATCAGGTCAACGACGTCAAGCGCCTGATCGGCATGCACGAGATCAAGGAAGAAGAGTCTTCCAAGGCCTCGCTGCTTCCGTAAGTAGAAGACACGTGTCCCTCCCCTTGTTTATTCCCAGCGTCGGAAAGGAGGATGTCCTTCTAACAAGAGGAGTCCACCCGACAGGGGGAGGGGCACCTCCATCTAAAGGCGGTGAACATTGTCCATTCCCGTGCTATCGCCTGATGCACGAGCCAAACGGGAAACCTTTTTCAAGATTGTCTTTAACAATGTCGACCGCGGATACGTGTGCATTGCCAAACGAGTGGCCAAGCATGGGGCGTTTGATGAACGGTTCTTCAAATGGCCGGAGGACCTCATGCGTATGATGGACTACATAGAGACGTCGTTAATGACTCACGATATGTGGTTCTGTCCAATGACTTTCGATGAGCCTTACCGAAGGAAAGAGCATGTTGATCAGTGTCCCACGATCTGGTCGGATCTCGATGCATGCCCTCCTTCCGAGCTGCTTGTAACGCCCACCGTTTGCGTTGAATCTAGCAACAAGAGATATCAAGCCCTGTGGATTCTCGACTCGCCTATTGACCCGGCCGAAGCCGAAACAATATCTAAGT